TGTCCTTGGATGAGAACAGACCACATCGGCACATATCACTTTAAAGGAGATATGCCAGCTGTTGCCAATTTCGTTGGAGAAATGTGATGTTAGTTGGTGTACTTGGATTTATTGGTTCAGGTAAAGGCACAGCAGGTGATATCTTATCCGATTTAGGATTTGAATCACTTAGCTTTGCTGGTGCTGTTAAAGATGTTACTGCTGTGATGTTCAATTGGCCTAGAGATTTATTAGAAGGCGATACTGATGCATCAAGAAAATGGAGAGAACAACCAGACAAGTTTTGGTCAAAGAATTTTGGCAAAGACTTTACACCAAGACTAGCATTACAGTTGATGGGTACAGAAGTTGGTCGTGATATTTTCCATGAAAATTTTTGGGTATTAAACCTAGAAAACAAAATGAAAGATACGGACAAAAACTATGTTATTACAGATGTAAGATTTCCAAATGAAATGAACTTTGTACATAAACAAGGTGGTATTCTTATTGAAATACAACGAGGAATTAAACCTCATTGGTATGATATTGCTGAAAGAGCAAACCATGGTGATTTTAAAGCCGAACAATTTCTAAGAAAGGAAAGCATACATGAATCTGAATGGCGCTGGGTTGGTGGCGATATCGATTTTACTATTGATAATATGGGATCGAAAGAGGAATTAAAAACCAATTTAACATACTGCTTGACAAGATCGTTTGGAAGTAGTAAAATACGTGAATTACTTGAAGGAGTTACATTATGAAATTATCAACCGACACATTAAGTGTATTAAAGAACTTTTCTGGAATCAATGGGAATCTAGAGTTCAAAGCCGGTAAAGAGATTAAAACAATCTCATCTACCAAAACAGTCATGGCAAAAGCCACATTGACTGATGAGTTTCCACAAGACTTTTGTGTGTATGATTTGAATCAATTCTTATCAGTATATTCCTTACACAAGGATTCTGATATTGATTTTGATGATAAGAATGTCATCTTCAAAAGTGGCAAAAGCAAAACCAAGTATCGTAAAGCCGATAAACAAAATATCATCACACCACCAGATAAAGAATTGGTGTTACCATCTGTTGATGCCTCACTCACATTAACAGAAGAAGATCTTTCCAATTTGTTGAAGAGTGCTTCTGTTCTACAATCACAACATGTTATTGTCGAATCTGATGGTGAAAAGATTTATGTAACAACATGTTCTATTCAACAAAATGGCCAACATTCAGAGAATACAAATTCTATTGAAGTTGGTGATGGTAATGGAACTGTATACTCAGCAACATTCTTAACAGAGAATCTTAAAATGGTTCCTGGTACATATGAAATTGAAGTATCATCCAAAGGCATGGCATCATTCAAAAATACTAAGCAACCAATTCAATATTGGATTGCCATTGAAGCTAAACACTCTAAGTTTGCTTAATTTGATTTTTTATATTATGGAGTATTTGAATGGACCAACATATTTTGTGGGTGGAGAAGTATCGACCAGCTAAAGTCGAAGATTGTATTTTACCTGATGGAATCAAAAAGACTTTTCAGGAATATGTAAACAGAAAAGAAATACCAAACCTGCTGCTCTCCGGATCAGCAGGTGTCGGTAAGACTACAATTGCCAAAGCTCTTTGTGAAGAGGTTGGTTGTGATTACCTAGTCATCAATGGTTCTGATGAGAATGGTGTTGATACCATTCGTGTCAAAATCAAGAGTTATGCTTCTTCTATGTCACTCTTGGGTGGCAGAAAAGTTATCATACTTGATGAGGCAGATTATCTAACCGTAAATGCACAGGCTATTCTGAGAGCTTCTATCGAAGAATTCTCTGGCAATTGTTCTTTCATATTCACTTGTAATTTTAAGAATCGTATCATCGATCCTATTCATTCTAGGTGTACCGTTGTTGACTTCAAAATCAATGGTTCTAAACCAAAGATGGCTGCACAATTCTTTAAGCGTGTTGAATGGATTCTGGAACAAGAAGGAATAATCTATGATAAACCTGTGGTTGCAGAAGTCATTACAAAGTATTTTCCCGATAATCGCCGTATTCTTAATGAGCTCCAGCGGTATAGTGTAGGCGGTACAATTGATAAAGGTCTTTTGGCGTCAGTTTCCGATGTGATGCTTACTGAGTTAATTAACTCATTAAAGGCCAAAGACTTTGCTGGTGCTCGTAAATGGGTCACCAACAACTTGGATAACGATCCAGTTCGTATCTTTAGAACGATGTATGACAAACTATATGAGGTATTGAAACCCAACTCCGTGCCTCAAATGGTTCTTATTCTTGCCAAGTACCAATATCAGGCAGCCTTTGCAGCTGACCATGAGATTAATCTGATGGCCTGTCTTACAGAAATCATGGTGGATTGTGAGTTCAAATGAGTCCGTTCGATTATGTAGATTTAATTTTACACAAAAAGAAACAGGACGATGACTTTGATATTGGTAATTATGCACCTTTCCTAGTCAATCGATCCTTATCTTACCACATGGATTGTATTCTCTATGTCAATGAGATGAACATAAAACCTAATATTGACAAGGACTTACAATACCAGTATCTTTTGAATTCCATTCGGCCAATGAAACGGCGATTTGAACCGTGGCAAAAATCATTATCCGATAAAAATATTGATTGTGTTAAAAAGTTTTTTGGTTACAATAACCAAAAAGCCAAAGATGCGTTGAGTATTTTGTCTGATGAACAGATAATACAAATTAAAGATGCAATTGATGTTGGTGGAATAAAACAAACATGAAATCTGTACATCCATAAATAATTGTTTAGTATGATATAAAAACAATAAAATAGGTGAAAAAGTCATGATTGATATAAAAGATTTAGTTGAGATTACTTTAGGTCAGGAAGATGATTTTCTTAAAGTAAGAGAAACATTAACAAGGATTGGTGTGGCCTCCAAGAAGGATAGAACGCTATACCAATCTTGCCATATCCTCCATAAAAAAGGACAATATTATGTGGTTCATTTCAAGGAACTTTTTGCACTTGATGGCAAACCAACCGACATTACCGAAAACGACTTATCTCGCCGTAACGCTATTGTCAAACTACTTGAGGATTGGGAACTGGTTAAAGTCGTTCGGAAAGAACAAATAGAAACACCAGCACCTATTTTCTTGTCACAGATAAAGATTCTGTCACACAAGGAAAAAAGAGACTGGCAACTCGTTCCGAAATATAATATCGGAAAAAAACCACAACCAGTATAAATACTAATATATTATGTGCCGTGCTCTCTGAGGCGGCAATTTCTTAAACTTGCTTTTTAAAGGAGTCTATATGACAAGCTTACTATTTCCTAAATTGGATAACCTATACGCCAACATGATTGGCTTTGATGAGACTATTGGTATGTTGAAGGCAGCCGCCCAAGACGTTTCCAAGTACGCTCCAACCTATCCTCCATATAATATCAAACAAGTCAAAGAGAACAAGTACGTCATTGAGATGGCTGTTGCTGGTTTCTCCAAGACCGACATTGAAATTACCATGGAAGGTAACAAAATGGTCATCAAAGGTGCTACCGTTGAAGATGATGACCAAACATACCTACACAAAGGTATTGCAAACCGTGCTTTCGAAAGAGCCTTCACACTTAAAGATACTATTGAAATCAAAGATGCTGAAATGGCCAATGGTATGTTGAAAGTCTGGCTGGAAAACATGGTTAAAACACAGGATGCCATTAAGAAAATTGGTATCAAATCCAAGGATTAATAACCAATATTTCGGTAACTATAAAAGAGACCTCTTGACAGGTCTCTTTTTTTATTGTATAATGGACTTTTATTATGGAGAATGTGATGATTCTGGATAAACATTTTGAGAAATTAAACAAACGACCTTTTAATCCTGCAAACAAAGGTGATTTGGCAATCTTTAAACAGTTTTTGGAGACTGGTCGTTGGGGTCTTAACGGATGTCCTTTCCTGTTAACATGGCCTTACCTGACCGTTCCTGATATGATTAAAGACAAGGTTACCAAACATGTCTTAAAGGTTTCTTAGTGAAACCAAAGTTCATCAAGTATTACATGGACATTGCCAAGCGTACGGCTGAATTAAGTTCAGCCAAACGACTACAGGTTGGTGCCATCATTGTAAAGAATGACCGTATTGTGTCGATTGGATACAATGGTACACCATCTGGATGGACAAATGACTGTGAAAATCTAGTTCGTATCGAAGATGATGAACATGGTCGTTACGAATACAAAACTAAACCCGAGGTGATTCACGCCGAGGCCAATGCAATTGCTAAATTGGCCAAATCTACGGAGTCTGGAGATGGGGCTGTCATGTTTCTGACACATGCGCCTTGTATGGATTGTGCTAAGCAGATATACACAGCTGGCATCCGTAAAGTATTTTTTGACAGTAATTATCGTTCTACGGATGGAGTTGTGTTTCTCAACAACTGCAACCTGGAGGTAGAACAGATAAATGAAACATTGGAAACAAATAGTCACTTATAGTAAGTATATGATTTATCTAGTGATTTTTGTATGGAAGATGTGGAAAGAATATACAAACAATAAATAACAAGGAGTCATCATCGGGTCAACTAATTAAAGGAGATTGCATGAAATTAAGAATAGTTAATTGTCCCGATAAAGATTTTAAGCCTATCGTAGAAAGAGCAGCTTCTTTCTTTGCCAAAGAATTAATACCAAACACAAGAGTTCGTAATCATTGTTTTACCAAAATTAGGTTTAACGCCAAGATTTTGGAATATGGTTATGCTAGTGTAGAAGAATATAATACAAGAAATCAACCAAGAGAATTTCTGATGGAGATTCATCCTGGAATTGGTGCTAGAGATATATTGTCAACCATAGCACATGAGATGGTTCATATTAAACAATATATTGATGGTGAATTAAATGAAGAGATGTCTTACTGGAAAGGTAAGAGTGTAGATTCAGATAAAATGGAATATTGGTATTCACCATGGGAAGTAGATGCCAATGGCCTTGAAGTTGGTTTGATAACCAAATTTGCTGTTGCTGAATGTCTTTGGGAAGTGTTGGATGGATTCAAAAATCCAGCCACTCCTATTGTCTCTATACCGATAAGATGGAAAAAAAGAAAATAATTGGATATATAATAATATGAATAACTTAAAACGCCCCTTCAACCAGCCTCAGTATCATACAGAAACAATCTGTGGTGATGAACCATGGCTCACTTATGGGGTTTGTATTAGTTAAAAAAATTAAAACAAAAGTATTACAAACCCCACCCTAAAAAAGTGGGGTTTTTTGTTGTCTGATTACAACACCAGTATTGACAATGGCCATCGAACCGTATATAATACACACTTGTTCTTTAAAATTTAAAAGTAGTATACCCTCTTCGCCAAGTTGGTAAGGCATCGGATTTTGATTCCGACATGCGGTGGTTCGAGTCCATCAGGGGGTGCCATATAAAAGTACATTAGTTCTAAGGGTTGTTCCGAAGGTAATAATCTCCCCACCATAGGACTCCTAATGTACTTTTATATGTTAACAAAAGGAGAATGATATGCCTAGTGTATTTCTTGTAAGTGATACACACTTCGGTCACGCT